TCTATTGGCATTGCGCCGAATTATGCCCAGCCGCTGAATAGAGATCACGCCGTCAGTCTGCAATACGGTTGATTCTACTGCACGAAGCAAGCGGTTTTCTGTGCCAAGATTGCCCAGCAATTCAATCCAGTTTATGCCAAATTCCACATTTAAATACCAGTCTCCACGAAACGAGCGCAGCCGAGTCAGCACGTTTTGCGCAATAGCGGCAGAGTCTCGTTTGTAAACTGCGCGGCCTTTGCCAAAACGCCAGTCGAGGTTCTTGTCCAGTCCGCTGACCTGCATTATTGCGGTCCTCCCGTGTTACCCGGCCCGGTGTCGACGCCGCTGTGAGTATGAGTGCCGAAGTCTATACCGCCAATGCTTGCCGTTGCCACAGTTAGCTTGCCTGTGCATGTAATGTTTCCATTAACTTGCAAGTTGCCTGTAACAGTTAAGTCGCCTACCTGCGTCCGGTCGCCCTGGTGCGTATAGTCACCATCCTGGTTCGTGTCGCCAGTCTGCTGGATAACAGTTGGTATGGTAATTGCACTGGACAAAGGATTAACGCCGACAATGGCCAGGCCATCGCTGTAGTCGTGCATTCTAAACTCAGCCGGACTCTGAAAGTCTGCCCCGCCGTACCAACGGTCAAAGCAACGCTCTGTTAGTACAAGCAGACAGTAATCGCCCACAGCTATCGGGTGCGCCGTATAGCTGCCGCCCCCCTGCATAAACACAGGCGGAACCATTGTGAACTCCGGTAGCTCAATAGACCGGCCAGCCACCACGCGATTAATAACAGGCTGGACGCTGATGGTTTTGGCCTGCACGCCCGTCACTTTGGCAATGGTTGCCGTGTGCAAGTTGGACAATGCAAACGCGATTGCGTCTTGCAGCACGTCCACTAGCTCTCGTTTTTCGTTCATAGCACTACCGTCCCTGCTCCTAGCCTTCCGGTACACGTCTGGCTCCAGGCGTCACCGTAATTATCGCCGCTGTACGTGATTGTTTCAATGCGATAAACACCGTCCATATAAGGCGCTGTTGTGCTCTCTAGCTTGACGCGCCGCCCGATCTTCACGGTTGGGTTAATAAGCGTCTGGAACGTCACCTGCTGGCTGCTGCGCGTCGGTGTGCTTATCAGTCCGGTGGCTGCGCTAACGACTGGAATAAACCGGCTCGTTACCTCGTTGTCTTTGATGATGTAGAGTCGCTCGTCTTCGATATACCAGGTTTCGCCTGGGCCAACCATTTCATCTATTAGTTGTGCACTGTTGCCCACCAGAACCTTTGGGCGCGTCAGTATAGGCCGCTCGGTAATCTTGCCCTCGTCGGTATTGGGCATATCCTGCCGCACTGAATCAACAGCCCTCTTGCCACCTTCAACCGTCCGGCTGGTAAAGCTGTTGGTAAAATCGAATCCGCCATCTTGAGACTCTATAGTAGTGACAAGATCCGCCCCCTGGCGCTCGGTGCCGCCGGTAAATATCGTTCCTTTGAATATCAGTTCTTGCCTGTCCTGATAGCCACACGACAGGCGTATTGGGATGCGCTTGCCCTGCTGCTCAGCATCCTTTGCCAACGCCAGGCGCTTGCGCTCTTCGATGTTGTACAGCTGAATCCGGCACTTGTTCAGCCCGCCCATGATGGACTTGTCGGCCTCAAAACTGATGCGCATGGGTGGCCGGATGATCTCGGTGCGCGTGCCGATGTCGATTTCTAGTGTGTAGGTTCTGTTGAATCTTGGGATGCTCAAAACTGCACCTCCACGCCCCGAATCTGCACCATATCCGCAGCCTCGAGCAAATAGATTTCGCACCGCCCGCCGCTGAAGTCTGTCCGAGTAAATGGGTCAATGCCGTTTCCGCTCTTGTCGACACAGATAAAATCAAACGGTTGGTTCTGGCTCAGCATGTGCAGCACGCCCACGGACAACTTCAGGCCGTACACTTGCTTGTTGCCAAACTCTACATCAAATAACCATACCTGGGTGCGCGGGTAGAACCGCAAAACGAATGTGATCTCGTCTTTCTCAAAAAGGATTGTATGGCGCTGGATGGGCTCGTCTGTTAGGTTTTGTAAGCGCTTCATTAGAATGACACCCCAATTCTTTCAAGCGTCGAGTTAAGGAATGACTGCGGAACATCCGCGCCTTCCTGTACGCCCTTATCCTTGGACCCTTCCGTTTGTCCGTTGGTGACTGCTGACGGATTAGCCGCTGGCGTTATCTCTGTGAATATAGTATCGGCAAACCGGAACTGCTGAAGCTCCATTGTGAAGTCTAGCGAGTTAGTTTGGTTTGTTCGCGTAATCTCAAGCGATGTAATGTACATCTGCTCATAAGTGCGGAACGGCATATCAATGCTGATAAGCTGCTCGCCTTCCTGTAGAGACTCCATTGTATCAATGAAATTCTCAATGTTGCTTTTCGCCGTGTCGTCTTGTAGCCCGAGGTAGCTGGCCACGCGACTGCTGCTTTCGATAAAGCTATCCACTTTATCAATGGCATTGGTGAAGTCATTTGTAAGCCCTGACACCCTGCTAACTTGTGCTTGCGTCCTGGCTGGAGCGTATTGTGTGATATTTCCCACCTGTTCTTGCGCTGCTTGTAGTGCGGCTATGGCAGGGTTTGGCATAAAGAAGGCGTCTGACACATTGCCCTCTATGCTCAAGGTTAACGGGTTACGTATGATGTGGTCGTTAATATGGCTACCATCTTCTAGGAAGGTGGTCGGCACCGATGCGCTGCGGAGCACACGTTCACGCACGCGGGCTGTCGTAGTAAATCCGCCAATGCCAACAGCCTCTTGCTCGTCACTATCGAACTGGCTGCCGAGGTAATCCCGTATGCTCATTAACTGCCCCCCCTGCCGCGTGTCTGGTTCCGCGCATCTTCAAGTTGCCGCTGAAGTCCGTCCGACGCTGCCTTGCCTGCTTTTTCTGGGTCTGCTGTGCGGATGTCCATGATAACGGTTTGCTCGATTGAATCGTATTGGCCAACGTTATTGGCCCGCCCGCCGCCTGGCTGTAACGCTTGGCTACCGCCTGGCGATGCTGAAGGCGATCCGCTTGAGTCTGGCCCGATAATGTCAAGAACCCAATCTGGCACAATGTTTATTACTGCGTTTTTGGCCCAATCAAATATGCCGCTGAAGACACTCCTGAATAAATCCCCCCAAGTGTCAACCATATCTGAAAAGCCTTCTCCGATTTTATCGAACCCATCGCTGAAGTTTCCGGCCAATATATCTCCTATCCCTGAAAATATTTCTACCCAGCTGTCAAACACTCCAGCCCCAAAGTTCTTTAAGGTTTCCAATACCTCTTTGAACCCTTCAACGATCCCCACTAGAAGCGGCTTTATATCAAACCCAAAGAACTCTAGGAAGAAGTTTCTAATAACAGACTTTCCGCCTTGGAATGCCACGATAAGATCATCAAGTACCAGCAACACCGCTGCGATACCCGCTGCAATCAAAATGGCAGGCGAAAAAACAAGGGCAAGCGCGCCAGCAAATCCCAGCGTGTAAACCTTCGCCGCCAAAAACGCCGCACCGACAGCCGCTATAAATGGAGCAAGCCGGATGAGCGCATCAACCATATCATTTAGGACGCCAACTGTTGCCTTGATGCCGTTAACGATCCAGTCTTTGTTCGCTGCCAGTAGGTCGGTAAAGTCCTTTGCCATCTCGGTAAGCTCAGGCGCAAGGCCAACGGCAATAAACCGTTTGACCGATTCCATGCCAAACCCAAGCGCCCCTAGTGCGTCGTTATAATCCTGCGCACTCTTCACCTGGTCAGCGGTCAGCACACCTAGACGTTGCGCCTCACCGCGTAGACTGGCCATCTCTGCGCCGGTCCGGTTCATCATGCTTAGCAGGGCGGGGTCTATGCCAAGCGCCTCGGCAAAGCCCTGTTGCTCATTCATGGTTAAACCGAGCTGCTTAAACCGGCTGCTCACCTCTGCCAGAACTGTGTCGGTAGACTTCACACTGCCGTTGGCATTCCTAACGCTTACGCCAAGGCGTGAAAAATCCTCGCTGCCCTTCTGTGCGGCCTCGCCTATCTTTGCGGCCAAGCCACTGATGGATGAGTACAGCGCCTCGGTTGATGAGCTGGATTGCTCGGCAATGAACGATAGCTCTTGGATCTTCTCGACAGATACGCCGGTTTGGGCGTTCAGCTCTATTAGCGGCTGGAGCGACTGGCTTATACCCGTTACCCACTTATTAATGCCTACAACCGCAACGCCAAGCGCTGCCGTCATGCCCGCGAGAAGGCCGACGCTTTTGCCAAGGCTGCCGTTGTAG